CAAACACCAATGAAAGGCAAACTAACCCAAGGAATAAAAGCGGGTATTGGTAAAACGCAACGCAGGCAGGTAGAACTTTACAAGAAGGAATTTAAAAGGTTTATGAGATGACAGTCGGAAAAGCAATCTTTGATTTATTGTTAGGTGATGCGGATTTACGCGCCATAGTGAACAACCGTATTTTTCCAGAGGTAGCGCAGCAAGATGCGGTTTTGCCTTATGTAGTTTACAACATAAGCAGCAACGAACCGAGCGACACCAAGCGCGAACCGTCAAAGCTGGACACGGCACAAGTCGAGGTAAATTTATATTCGACTAGTTACAGCGATTGCATTGATATGGCTACGCACGTACGTGCAGCACTTGACCGGGTGCGCGGTACGTATTCAGGCGTAAACGTACAAAGCATTCAATACCTTGGCGAGGTTATTGATTTTGACGAGGCGCAGAGGGCTTACAACATTACATCGGACTACGATGTAAGGATAAGCCGCAGCGACTTCGAGATAGCGCAAGGAAGCCCCATTACAGGCGTTACGCTTGGCGAATTGTCAGACGTAGACACCACAGGCGTAACCGATGGTCAGGTGATTGCCTACGATGCAGCCGCGCAGGAATGGCAACCAGCAGATGACGCAGGCGGCGTTACTCAGTTGGGGCAATTGACGGATGTAATATTGGGCAACGTCGAGGCGGGCGAATTGCTGAAGTACGACGGAGGCGAATGGGTAAACGACACAATAAACAAAGGCGACGTTAACCTCAGCAACGTTGACAACACCAGCGACGCAAATAAACCTGTTAGCACAGCCACGCAAACCGAGCTAAACGCCAAGGCAAACAGCGCCGATTTCAGCAACGTTGATAATACGAGCGACGCAGATAAGCCAGTAAGCACAGCCACGCAAACGGCATTGGATGCAAAGGCAAACACAAGCGCTGTGCCTACCACTTTAAACGATTTAAGCGACGTTACTATTGTAGGCACGCCCGCAGCAAATCAGGCTTTGATATACGATACTACAGCGTCAGCGTTTAAATCTCAAGTAAGTTACACCAACCGCTTTGAGGATGAGGTAGAAACGGGCAAGCAAGGAATCACAGGAACTGAACGCGCGTATAGTGTAAAGGGCGAAGGCGACGGAGTTTTTGCCGACGCGGAGAGCGACACGCCAGCAGCTGGCAAAGTTATCGTTAGAAAGATTTACCACAAAACAGGATTTATCAGCGACTCGGATGTGATAGGCGACTACACTTTGATTCACACCTTCGCAGATGATACAACCTACGCCAATACCGTAGCGACCTTTGACGGCTTCGAAGATGGCGCAACGTATGGAAGGCCACCTTTCACGTTACTGCAAACGTGGGAAGAGGCAGATGAGGCCAACTTATTACTAGACACGTACACGGGAGCGGCGGCGGCTTACTCACTTCGTAAACTTCGCACGGCTTACACGGGTGACGCGGTAGAGGTTTACAACGGGAGCAGCTACGCAGATATAGGTTTTTCAAATGATGAATTGGATACTACAGCACTAGCGGCTCACTGTGGTTCAAATGACGGGTTCGTATCGAAGTGGTACGACCAAAGCGGAAACACGAACACGGCAGCGCAAACGACCACCGCGAATATGCCGAAGATTTACGATGGGACGACATCGACGGTGGTTACAAGAGGCGGCAAACCGAGCGTCCTATTCACAGGTGGCACGCAAATACTGCCAATTTCAACCAGCTTCAATAACAACACATATCTGTATGTCGGCGAACCTTTGGCAAGCTCGCAAGGTTTTGGCACACTCGGAAAATCGGTAAGGACAAACGGCACAGCAGGTTACAGGAATTTCGGCTTTGAGTGGGCAGCAGGGAATTTGTATGTATTACACAACGGCACTGTGTACGATGCAACAAGCGGGGGAAGTATTTCTGTAACTCTTGGATTTGATGTTGTATTATTCCGTCGTGGTTCAGTAGGTACGAAAACACCTGACAGCATAAGCAGGGAGAACACACAATACATCAGCGAAATCATTTCTTATTCTACTTTAGAAAGCGACAGCAATCTTGTCGGAATAAGTAACAACGCGAACACCTTTTACTCAGCATTCTAATGAGCGGATATATAATCGTCCTACCAACGGACACGCAGACCAGCGAGCGCAGAGCGTACCAAATCACGCGAGAGCTATACAACATCTCCCGCCCCGTTTTGATACAGGCAGAAGGCGAAGCGGCTTCGACCGTGTTTGGTATTATCGTACATCCTGACGGAGTGCAGAACGCTTTGCAGGTTGACACGGATTATCTTATCAACGTACATCCAGCGGCAAACCTCGAACGCCTTGTTGCTTGCTTTCCTGAGTTGTCGAACGATGAGCGGTATAGCCTCAGCAGCTACGTTCAAGTGAATCAGAAGTTCCCGTTCGGGCATATCATACCGAGCGACACGACGATACGAACACAGGAATACATGGAGGAAAATGGATGGTTTCCTGAAGATATAAACGATGAAATTTAAATTCAGTAAATTGCACGCATGAAGGTAACGATACAAAAACCATACAACAAAAACGGCTGGAAATGGTCAGCGGGTAAGGTTGTGGACGTTTCGAATAAGTTTGCCGCAAAACTTAAAAAAGGCGGGTATCTTGACAAGCCCGAAAAAAAAGAATCTAAAAAAATTAAAGAGTAATGGCACAGACCACAGGCATTATCAACTCGTCGAGCATTCGGGTATTTCTTGGAACTACAGACGATTCAGAAGTAGTTCTCGACCACGTAACAGAATGCAGCATTTCCATGACTACGGATATGCGCGACATAACTACAAAAACCAGCGGGGGATACCGTGAACTTTTGCCCGGTTTGAAGTCGGCCAGCATGAGCGTGAGCGGCCTTTTTGCAGAGGACGCAACTAACGGTTATAATCAACTTATCGACCACCAAATAGCAGGCGACAAGCTTTTTGTAATCTTTACAAATACAGGAGCAGGAACAACGGCAAACACAGGCGACGAACAGTTTGATATTGAAGGTTACATCTCAAGCCTTGAGCAAACTGCAGGCGTAGAAGACAACGTTGGCTTTTCTATGACTATCGAAGTAACGGGCACAGTTGTACGCGAGGTAATTTCGTAATATCTTTACCGTATGGTAGAGATAAAACTAGACGGTAAAACCTTCCCCATCCGTGCAACTATGCGCGCTTGGCGAAAGTTTGAAGATGCGACAGGTAAAAAGGTGGCAGACGTTGACAGCAACGACGTTACTTTAATTCCTGAGCTGGTTTATTATTTTGTGCAGGAGGGTTGCAAAAGCCAAGGCATGGCGTTCGAAATGGACGTTGATGATTTCTTTGGTATGATTGAAATATCAGACTTGCAAAAACTCAGCGAAGCCGTGGCCAAAGTCATGGGCGGCACACAAAAAAAAACAAAGGCCAAGGCAAGCCGTTGACATGGGATGAAATTGAGGAAATGGGGTTAGGCCAGTTGCGTCTAACCCCTTTTTTGCTTTATGGTTTGACGTTCTCAGAGTTTGGCAACGCGATGGCGGGGCACTACAAAGAAATCGAGGAACGCGAAAAAGCGGAATGGGAGCGCACGCGGTGGCTTGCAGCTATCACAATCAACCCACACGTAAAGAAAAGGATAACACCTAAAGACCTTGCAACCTTCCCATGGGAGAAGAAAGAAAAGGCCGCCGATGGAATTGGTATCTTGCGACAGTTAGCAAAGTAACAGCATGGCAAAATTAGGCGATTTAGTAGTAAGAGTTGGCGCGGATACGACGCAGCTAAACAAGAAACTTGGCGACGCACGTAAAAGCATAGCTAGGAACACGCGAGAGATTCAGCAGCTTGGCCGAAATATGACCGTTGGCATAACTGCACCACTGGCTTTGATGGGTGCAAGCAGCGTGCAAGCATTCCGCGAACAGTCCAAAGCCATTGCACAAGTCGAGGCGGGTTTAAAGTCAACAGCGGGGCAGGTTGGTATGACTTCGCAGGAGTTGCAAAAGATGGCAACCGATTTGCAGAACAAAACGCTGTTTGGCGATGAGGTTATTTTAAAGGATGCTACGGCGCAGCTTTTGACGTTTACGAATATCACAGGCGAGCAGTTTGCACGAACGCAGGCGGCGGCCCTCGATTTGGCTACGCGTTTAGATGGCGACTTAAAAAGCGCGTCCATCCAACTAGGTAAGGCGCTCAATGACCCAATTGCAAACCTTAGCGCGTTGAGCCGTTCAGGTATCCAATTCAGTAAAAAGCAAAAAGAGGTTATTAAATCGCTTACGGAAACGGGCCGACTGGCAGAGGCGCAAACGTTAATACTTGACGAACTAAATAAGCAGTACGGAGGTAGCGCAGAAGCAGCAGCCGAGGCAGATGGAGGATTTACGCAGTTGGCTAATTCATTCGGCGACTTACAAGAAGAAATTGGCCGCTTGCTTGTCGACTATTTACGGCCTATCGTTGACCAGTTGAAAACGTTTGTACAGTTCTTGCAAGGCACAAGCGACGGCACAAAAAACGTGGCTTTAGCTATTTCAGGAATTGCCGCAGCCATTGGCCCTGTTCTGCTCATTTTGCCGAATTTGATAAGCGGAATAAAAGCGGCCAACACAGTTTTTGGATTCTTAAATAAGACAATATTGGCCAATCCCTTTGCGCTTGCTGCAACAGCTTTGGCGTTGGTCGTCACGGGCATCATAATGCTCACAGACGAAACTAAAAAAGCAGTAACAGCAGTCGACGCATTAACCGAGGCAAACAAGAATTTAACGCTTGAGGAACAGAAGCGAAATATCGAAGTGCAAATTGAGCAACAGAAAAAACTTGTTGAGCAATTAGAAGCTGAGAAAGCCGCGAAAGATAAGATTGCCGAAAAGTTTGGAGGCAAAGCAATCAAAGAACAGAAGGAAGCAAACGCAGCATTTGCCACAGCTAACAGCGAGTTGGCTACAATGAATACGATGCTGGACGAGGTGAATAAAAAGCTCGAAAAGACGCCCGTAATTATTGAGGAAGTCGAGGACGAAACGGAGGACTTAACTACGAAATCGCGCGAGCTAAAAAACACCATCGGGTTTTTGATTAACGAGCTGGAGGAAGTACCAAGCGAGAACATTTGGAAACCAACAGAAGACGGTGCAAAGGACTTGACGCAGACGCTTGGCGGGTTAATGAATATGCTCGAGGAAATACCAGCGGCAACGGTTGACACGCAGCCGCTAACACAGGCAGAACAAGACTTTGAGGATTTTGCTGAATCAGTAAGTAAAGCAATTGAGACAGCAGCGGAAAGCGCGGCCATAGGCTTTGGGATGATGTTAGGTGAGGGCATTGCAACAGGTAAAGGCATGAAAGGCGTTGGCGCTATGTTGTTGGGCGTGTTTGCAGATTTGGCTATTCAATTGGGAACGCTTGCCATTGGCTACGGTATTGCCATCGACAGCATTAAAGCGGCTTTAGGCAGTATAAACGGAGTTCTTGCCGTTGCTGCTGGTGTTGCGCTTGTTGCTTTAGGTGCAGGAATAAAAGGCGCAATTACCAAACGCGCAGAAGGTGCAGGCGTTCCAGCCTTCGCCGATGGTGCTATAGTTTCAGGCCCTACGCTTGGCCTTGTGGGCGAATATCCCGGCGCGAAAACAAACCCCGAGGTAATTGCACCACTTGATAAATTAAGGAGCATGATGGGCGGCCAGCACGTACAAGTAACGGGCAAAATTTCAGGCCGTGACATATTGTTAACGAGTGAACGAAATGCAATCGACCGAAACCGAGTAAGAGGATTCTAAAACATGGACGCAATACGACTTTACGCAGAATTTCAGGACGACCTTGGCACGGAGTACCGTTTAAACATCCACCAAGCGGGTTGGCAAGTGTCGCCTGTGGAGTTCTACTTAGGGGCTGACGGTTTTACATTGAGTTACAGCGGCGATAATGAAAACCGAATGCAGCCGATAATCGGTAGTGAATTAACCTTTACGCTTACGGAGGACAACGCACAACACAGCCTTTTTATAACGGCGCTGGCAACATCTCAGGACGCTGAGTTTACGGTATCAATATGGAAGGGGTGGCAGGTAACTGATGAACTGTTTTGGACGGGCGTATTATTAGCCGAGCAAATTGAGCTGATGGACGAGGCTTACCCAATACAAAACACACTAAACGCGGTCGACGAACTTGGCAACCTGACAAACACAGAGTACACAAACAACGGCACGGCATACACTGGACGCGATAACATAGCGCAACACATTTATAAATGCCTATCAAAGACGAGGGCGCTACACGTTTACGCAGATACGGACGTCCTGTTTAAATATGCCAACGACTTCCAACCGGCTACCTTTCAAGCGACCAACGCACTGATAGAGGCCGAAGTAAACCATAGCGCATTTTATAACCAAGACGCGGACGGATTGCCGCAGTTCTTCGATACGTTTAAAGTGCTGCAAGATTTAGCAATTACATTCAACGCGCGGGTTTTCTTTTCTGGGGGCGTGTTTTATTTCTTGCCAGTTGGTTTAATCACTGACGGTTCAAGCATTGACGTGCATACCGTTACCAAGGGCGGCACGGTTAGCGCGTCAACGTCGAGTATTGATTTAGATATTGAGGAGGGTACAAACTTCGTACGTATGCGCGGCGGCTCTACTACCTTTTTGCCACCATTGCAAAGCGTGCGCCGTACATGGGTGACAAATGCGAATTTCCCTGTGTTGTTTGACTTCCAGCAGTTCCTTAACCCCAACAGCTTTCAAACTGCAATCGGTACAACTATCAGCGATAACGATTTACTTTATGAATCAGGCACAGAGCTGCGCATCAGTTTTAAATACACGCACGAATATGATGGCGGCGGAAGCTTTACAGGCGAGGATATACCATCGCGCCTTTTGTTGCGTTTAGTTGTCAAGTGCGGGGCGCTGTATTATAACAATACGATAACGGTCGGCCCTAACACAATCACCTATGGTAACTTTGAAGGTAATTCGACAGTCGAACAAATTAACATAAGCGCCCCCAGTTGGAGCGCGTCGGCTGGTTATTTCTACATACCACTAACGCAGAATTATCAGTACATTGACCGCAATACGGGGCAAGTGTTTTTCAATCAGGCATGGCCGTCAGGGGTGCTAAATGTGCAGTCATATAATGCGCCGTTAGTAATTGACCTTGACCCGTTGACGTCGGAGCAGTCAGGTTTAGATGTTACGGCTACAATTCAAGCGGTAGACCATGCGGGGGTAAGTACGCCCGATGTAATTGACGGCACGGCATTCGGTAAGCTTTCCGAGTTTGCTATTTTCTCCATGAATGGTCAAGCAACCAACGGCGATGAAGTAGTATACGATGCAAACACAGGCGAAAATGGACAGGTAAAACTTGAACAGCCAAGCGTTGAAATTGGTTCGTCATCTTTTGACAACTACAAAGCCATCTATGACAACAACTCCACGCCGGGAGAATTGATTAACGAATGGAACAGCCAACTCAGCCCGCAGGAAGAAGCCGCGATTCATACGCTTGGAGTGCTGGAAGTAATCCGAGGGCAAAACAATAGCACGCCAGTCAGACGCGGCACGGCTTACAAATCTTTTTTTAGCCCTTACCACGTTGTAAATTTTACAAGTGACAGCAGCCGATACTTACCATTTCAAACTACATTCATTGCACGGCCTGTTGAATGTGAATACGAGGTTTTTCAGCTTGACGATAACGACAGCGCCGTAGTCACTCCACAACCTGAAGTAATTGACACGCACGAACCGCAGGACGACGGCGAGCCTGTTTACGATATACGCAACACGTTCGAGCCTGACGCTGGTAACGTGCCGCCCAATGTATTGCGGCGCTTTCTTCAGCAGCCTGTGCGCAGCATTACAAACCGAGCAACGTTAAGCGAAAGCGTCACAGCAACGGATTCAATAATTTTCAACACATACACAGGCGGCAACGGCACAGCGATTGTTTACCTGCCCACGGTTACAGGAAACGAGGGGCGCGTGTTGCGGTTTATAGCCGACAGCACAATAGCCGCAAACAAGGTTGTAGCTATTACGCCGAATGCATCCGACTCAGGGGTAACCATCGACGGCGCAAGCACTTACAATTTAAACAGGGATTACGACGGCGTTAGTATCTTGTGCCATGCAAGCAACTGGTACATAATACAGAAAAAAGAGAAGTGATGGAATGGGAATTTGTGGCAATTGTTTTACCTGTAGTGGCGGGTTTGGTTGGCGTATGGGTAAACCTCAACAGCACGGTAGCGCGATTAAAAAGCCGCGTAATTCAGCTAGAACTAGACAGTAACGAAATAAAAAGCGACATGAAAGAACTACTGGCCAGCGTCCACAAAATAGAACTAATGATTGCAAAGCTGCAAAAATGATTTGGATTATATTAGCAACCATAACTGTGAACGTCACATACAAGGCGCGTGAATATGGCCGTGCTGACGTTGCGGACTTAATTATAATGGTTGCAGCCTGCGCAATACTATTGCAGTGAAATACTTTAACTATCATGAATTCGACAGTCCCGACGCAATCGGCAGCGGCGAACACATGATGGACGACGATTTTTTGCAGATGTTAGACCGCGCTCGCCACTTGGCGGGCGTTCCTTTTCGTATAAACTCAGGTTACAGGACGAAGGAACACAACAAGAAAATAGGAGGCAAACCAAACAGCGCCCACACCATGGGTTGCGCGGCTGACATACACTGCACGGATTCACGTGCGAGGTGTTATATACTCGGCGCACTTCTCGAAGTTGGTTTCAACCGTATAGGCATTGCAAAAACCTTCATTCATCTCGACAATAGTTATGACGCGAGCCACGACGAGGATGTAATTTGGTTATATGACTAAGGACATACGCCCACGGATTAACGCCCAGCAGAAACGGGCACTGGACTACCTGAGAACAAAGGAGCGGCGTATTTTGGTTATAGGTGACTTACATTGTCCGTTCGAGCTTGACGGATATTTTGAGTTTTGTTTGGACACCTACGACCGCTTTGCCTGCAATCAGGTTGTTTTTATTGGCGACATTTTAGACAATCATTATGCGTCATATCACGAAACAGACGCCAACGGAATGAGTGGAGGGTACGAGCTACAGGAGGCGATAAAGCACGTCGATAAGTGGGCGCAAGCCTTTCCCATTGCTGACGTGATTATAGGCAACCATGACCGTTTAATAATGCGCAAGGCGTTCAGCTCATCAGTGCCACGGGAATGGATTAAAGACTACAACGAGGTGTTAGGCACGTCATGGAACTGGGTGGAGCGGATTGAGTACGACGGCGTGCAATACGTTCATGGCGAGGGAGGAACAGCACGCACGAAGGCAAAGAACGATATGCAAAGCACGGTACAAGGGCACATACACACGCAGGCTTATGTTGAGTGGTTGGTAGGTAACCGCTCTAAAATATTTGGCATGCAAGTAGGTTGTGGCATTGACCGTGACAGCTATGCGGCAGCTTATGCCAAGCACTACAAAAAGCAGGCAATCGGGTGCGGCGTTGTAATAGGAGGCCACACGGCTATCAATTGTTTGATGCCTCTTTAATACCTTGCAGGAAAATTTTAGATTATGGGTGAATTAATACAGACTTATTGGGCGGAAATCATTTTAGCGCTTATGGCATTTGTGAAGGTCATTGTAAACCTTACACCAACAGAAGCAGACAACAAGGTATTTGGATGGCTAGACACGCTGATAAATGCAATCGTGAACGACAGGCGAAAGGAACGCCGAGAAGCGCGAAAAAATGACTAACTTAGCCGGCAGGTTTGTTTCCTAGTTTGTTTCATAGAGTTGATTTAAAGAGCCTCCAAACGTGGGGGCTTTTTTTGTGCCCTAAAAAAAATCAAAGTTTTTTACGAAAAAGCTTGCGCAACGAAAAGAATTGCGTATCTTTGAGACATCAAACAAACGGAAAACATGGAATTAAAATTAAAACGATTCGCGGACTGGTTCATTTTAGATGTAAAAGTCATTACTGCCAATGGCAAAAACGACTATACATGGACTGAACAAATGAAGGGAGTGACTGAAAAAGAATTTCGAGTCGAAATGAAAAAGAGAAACCCTCACTTTATTGGATTCTAAAATTATATAGTATAATAAACAAGTCCCTCACGGGACTTTTTTTGTGCCCCAGAAAAAAAAACTTCGAAAATAGTTGCGTAACGAAAAAAGATGCGTATCTTTACACCATGACAAACGCAAACAACACTACCATGAACGCTCAACAACTACACGGCCGATTCGTAAACGTAACAGGCAAGGGATTCGGTGAAGTAATTGATTTTGTAATTGACGGAGGCGACTACAACACCAACATTGTCGAGCTTGTAACCATTCTCACCGCAGACGGTCGCAACATTGTTGCAGCTCCTAAGTCTTGCAATGTTATCACTTACAACGAATATCAAGACTTCTGCGAATTGGCAGGAGTTTAATTTAAACGCCCTTCGGGGCTTTATTTTTTTACCATGTGGCGCGAAGGATACGATTACCCATCAGACGACGAAGACGAAGGCCGTGACTACTACGAAGAGGCCGACGAACAACACGACAAACACCAAGACGAAAAACTATAATCATGATTGATAAACAAACCTTACTCGAAAACGAATTTATTGAATTTCAAAACGATGAAGATGTTTTAGAAATAACTCACAGACAAAAGCATTTTAAGCCGTTTGGTTTATGGCTGAATGGTGAGCTTATAAAGTCAGCCAAAGCATTTAAAACAATCGAAAAAACTGCATTGCCAATGATAGAGGCCAATAATTTGTTAGAACTATGAAAAGACCTATTTGCGTGCGCTCCAGCGTACAAGTAACAGCCCCGCAGTCATTCAACCAGTGGCAGCAAGATTTAGCCGAGGAACGCGAGTTTCTGCGCCTGATTGACAAAATGAAAATGCACCTAAAGCAAAATCGAGAACGATGAACAACACCGATGAACTTCGGGCGCTGTCTGCGAAATACGACATGCACCCCGACCACTTCCACAAAGACCCACGCGGCTTTGTCATTATGACGCGCCGAGGCGTTGAACACCTACAAGCTAAAATAAAGGCCACAGTTCGCTTTTCTACCGTCGCGGAATACTCAGACCCCAAAGATGGGAGATATTGCATTAAAGCGTACGCAAAATGCGAAATAGGGCAAGTAGAGACGTTTGGCGAGGCGAGCAAGTCAAACAACCGAAACGCGTACCCGATTGCCATGGCTGAAAAACGGGCGTTGTCACGTGCCATTTTAAAGCTGGCAGGCTTTTACACTGCTGGCGTATATGGCGAAGACGAAATAGATGAATAACCTTGATGAATTCTTTGACAGCGTAGAGGCTGACCAAGCCGCACACGTGGAAGACGTTAAAGACTACGCTCTGCACCTGCTCAGCACGTCCACAATGAAGGACGACGATGACGGGCTAGAAGATGAAATAATAGACACAGACCCAACGCCAAGCCGCTGGCGTGAGATATTCGAGCGGCTACGATTAAACCAGTTAAGGGCAATCGACTTGCCCAACTGTTCACAAACTGAATTTACTAAATCATACAAAAAAAATGGAATTGATTATTGAAGGAGTCATTAAGCGCGTTTGCAAACCGATGGAATTCGAAAGCGGCTTTCGCAAGTGCGAAGTACACGTTGAGGTGCAGGATGGCAAATACCCACAAACGTTATCGCTGGAGTTTCTGAAAGACGACGTAGATGAGGCCGTTGCATTGCCACAAGGCAAGACAATCAAAGCGCGTTGCAACGTCAGGGGCAGCGAATGGCAGAAAGACGACACGCAGCCAATGCGCGTATTTATGTCTTTAGTGCCTTGGAAATATGAAATCGTAGAATCTGGAGCGCAGCCAGCACCAACCCAACAACCTTCAGAAGATGGCGGAAATTTCCCTTTCTGAGGTACGTTATACCGTCAAACTACCAAAGCAAAACACGCGCGTAACGTTTGAGAATTACAGCAGCTTTGAAAAGTACGTTGACGACCTGCGAAATAAACACATAAGCCATGAAATCCGAATTGAATACAATGAAACTGAAAGCGTTTATAAACAAGCACTTTGAAGGGTTAGACCATTGCGCCGAAAAGTTGGGCGTATCGCGTCGCACAGTCGAAAATTACATATACAGCAACCCCACCGGGATACTGAAGCACAGCACCCAATTAATGCAGCTCGACGGCGTTGACCCGTTCGAACTGTTTGACGTGGTAGCCGAGAACGTGGAGCAAATCAACCAAAAACAAAAAGCATGAAAGACTACAGCGATTTTCGCGCAGACTTAGAGTATGGCGAGGAAGGCGAAAACATCCTTAACGGAGTTTTGCGCAATCAAAAAATCGAGGTAAAGCGTGACCGCATAGCGCACCGCACTGGGAATTATTACTTTGAATATGAAAGCCACGGCAAGCCGTCAGGGTTTAAAACAACAACCGCAGGCATTTGGGCGCTAATGACAGCCGATTGCAGTTTCACGATACTTGTTGAAACGAATCGACTAATTGAGGCGCTCAGAAAGTTTAAAGAGCAATGCATAGCAACAAAACAAGACGCAGCCGAAACATGGGCCAAGCGTGGCGGTGATGGAAATACAAGCGTGGGCGTTTTAATCCCTGCCAATATTTTAATGCATCAAATTTTGACCCACTGCCAAGATAGATGAAACGCAAAGGCATATACATCCCGCTTGAGTTGTGGAATCTTGGCGAGCTGCATCCGAATGAACGGGTGTTGCTTGCCGAGGTTGCCAGCTTCGAGGATAAAAAAAAACCATGCTTTGCAGGAAACGAACACTTTGCTCAACTGCTCAACGTTTCAACGGCCACGGCACGGGGCTATATTTCCAAGCTTGTAAACGCTGGTTTTCTAGTCCGAGAGGGTGACCGATATAACAGACGACTGCGTAGAATAGCGCAAACGAGTGCGCAGAATAGCGCAGACGAGTGCGTAGATTCACGCAGACGAGTGCGTAAATCCGCGCAAACGAGTGCGCAGAATTCAGCACATACTATAACAACTACTATATCAACTACTCATACATCTACTAATAGTGCAAAAGTGTTGAATGTTGTTTTACCGTTTCAATCAGAAAAATTTGAAGCCGCATGGAACGAATGGAAAGACTACAAACACACAGAGCACAGATTTAGATACAAATCGCCCAAAAGCGAACAGCGGGCACTAATCAAACTCCAAAATGAACACACTGAAGAAACAGACGCAATCAACGCAATTCATACAGCAATTGCAAACGGATGGAAAGGCTTGGTATTTAACTCACCCAAAGGCGGGGGAGCTAACAAGCGGCGAGCGGATAACCTTGAAAGAGATGTCAACCGCGAAAAGCTTGCAGAATTTGCAAGAACTGGACGTATCACGCCTGACGCTTCAAACGTGCTTTGAAGGCACGAACGTGCGCACGGCATTGGTATGCGACGAAGCACCAACACGCGCGGCACTTATCGGAATGTTAAGCCGATGCGTGAAGTTTATTGACGCAAACAAGACGTTAACAGAGCCTGAACATATAGCGATGACTGTAAACGAGCTTGTGCAGCAATTCCCAACGTTTACCCTTGAAGATTGGCGCTTGTGCTTGTATATGATGGCAAAAGAGAGCTTTGGCGCGTACTACGAGCGGCTAAAATTGGCGCAGTTTGTCGATTGCTTCACCAAGTACGACCAATTGAAGCAGCCAGTGATTCAAACGATACGCGAGAACGAACGCAAAGAGGCCGAGCGGATGCAGCAGGAAGCCATGAGGCATTTACAGCCTGAATACGCCACCGAAATTAACCCAGTGGCCGCAAGGGTTCACCCAGCCGATTGGATGGCAGGAACGAACCGCCTGACGTACACAGAGCGCGAAGAGATGCAGAAACGACAGAAGGAAACGAAATGATTGAACTGCACAACGTCGATTGCATGGAATACCTTGCAACGCTCGAGGACAATTCGTTTGATTTGGCTATTGTTGACCCCCCTTATGGGATTGGGGATTTTACAAGTTCAAAAACAAAGCATAAAAAAGTTTTATGGAATGATGCAATACCTGAAGCAGAATATTTTGAAGAATTGCACAGAATCAGTAAAAACCAAATAATTTTTGGTATCAATTACTATGCAAAACACGTTCATGCAGTTGGCAGAATTGTACACGATAAAACAGGCGGAACGGGAAAAGGATTCCCTAAAGAATTTAGCACATGCGACCTTGCTAGCCATAGTTTTGGCGTGAACATGAAAATTTTTCACTATGTCAGCCGAGGTAACGTTATTGGTAACAAAATAGATTGGGAAAATACAGAGCGCTGGCACCCTTGCCAAAAACCAACAGCGCTATACGAGTGGCTGCTGATGAACTACGCAAAGGAAGGCGAGCGCATACTTGACACGCATCTTGGAAGTGGTTCCATTGCCATTGCTTGTCACAACCTTGGGTTTGATTTGGTGGGATGCGAATTAAATACCGACTATTTCAACGCGGCGCAGAAACGGCTAAAACAACACCAGTCACAACTAAGAATACCAATGACATGACACCAATTGAGCAATTTTGGGCGGACCTGATGGAGTCACGCCGCTACATGATAACCGAGGTTTATGGCGCAGAATGTGCAATCCGATACCAGCCGCACCATATAGAAAAAGAGTATTTCTTGAAGCATCACGGCGCGTTCTCAGCGCATCCAAGTGTCACACAACACACAGAAGCATTTTGGCAGATGTGCAACCAGCACTACCCGCACAAGCGCGAAGCATATGAGCGCAAACTGAGGTCGAACTGGCACAGGGTACAGCAGTCCGATGAGTACAAGATGCGACAGCGTGAACGCGAACAGCTAAAAGAGTACATTAGCCAAGCAATTAACAGCAATGGCAAAGAAACGAACGCACGCACAGGAGAAGAAAAAGGTTGATGAGTGGTTTAGCAAATACACCCGCTGGAAAGCGGCAGATTTACGCGGAAATTGTACGTGTTACACCTGCAACCGAGTCTATCACGCATCGAAGATTCAAGCAGGCCACTTCCTTAGCCGACGTTTTGCAGCTACTCGGTGGGACGAGGCTAACGTTAAGCCGCAATGCTATGCCTGCAATATTCTCAGAAGCGGAGAACAATGGATTTACGGCAGCCGTATTGAAAGCGAAAACCCCGGAACAACTGCGCAGCTTATGCGAGAAGCGGACGAAGGAAGAACGTACACGATACGCGAGCTACGAAACTTACACGACCATTATAGGACAAAGGCCCTCGCGTTTGCAGAAACCAAAGACGTACAGCCTAAGCCCAAAGGAACGGATACAATTCGACGCGCTAAGAAAACAAAGGCTCGACTTGTTAAGCGTGAACATGGTAAGTAATATAAAAGAACTGAACTACGGCAGCAGATGGCAACGATTCCAGAAGCTAAGCCATGAACTGTACGAATTGACAGGTCACAACGGTTATAACTATGGCCTATATACCTAAAGGAAGCAGGCGCAGCCCTTGGCACAATACAAGGCTAAAGCAAGGGCAACGAGTCAACAGAGATAACCGCTATAGCTCCAAGCCGTGGCGCAGGTTGCGCGCTGCCTTTCTGCGTGAGAATCCATTATGCATTGAGTGTAAGGAACTGGCAAACGTTGTTGACCACATTACACCCGTTACAAGGGGCGGCGACTTCTGGCGTGGGCCGTTTCAACCTATGTGCGACAGTTGCCACGCACGCAAATCAAGGACAGAACGCACTGATTTACAAGGGGGTAGGGGGTAGAGAAAACGATATGCAGGTTATGAGAAAGT